TGCTTATCTCGAAAACGGAGAACTAAGTGAAGCAAACTACAAGGCACTGGAAGAAAGTGGAATACCTAGAGATTTTGTAGATGCTTACGTAAGAGGACAAGAGGCTACTATTGAATCTGAAATGGCAGATATAAGAAACACTGTTGGAGGACAAGACAATTATAACCAAATGGTAGAATGGGCTTCTGCTAATTTATCTGAAGAAGATATAAATAGCTACGACGATATAGTTTCTACAGGCTCACCAGAGGCAGCTAAGATGGCTGCAAAGGGCATGTACGCACGATATATGAGTGAAACTGGGGGACAGTCCGTAAATATTGCAAAGGGAGGCACTTCTGGAGCAGCTATCCAACCATTTAACAGTAATGCTCAAGTTGTTGAAGCAATCAACGACAGGCGTTACGAGATAGATCCTGCCTATCGTGCAGAGGTCGAAAGAAGAATTTCAGTATCAACTAATATATAAGAAAGAACATGATATCATACATTATTGAAAACAAAGAAGAGTTAATAGCTATTGCTACTGCTGTAGTTACTGCTGCTAGTTTGATCTCAGCAATGACACCAAATAAAGCAGATAACAAAATCACAGGTATACTTCTCAAGCTTATCAACTGGCTTGCCCTTAACGTTGGTAAAGCAAAACCAAAAGCATGATAAAGTTATTCGTAAGTCTTCTTTTGGCTTTCCCAAGGATTTGCGAATACATGTTTAAGATAGTAGAAGCTTATGAGAAGGAAGCTTATAGTCGCAGTCGTGAGCGTAACCTTGATCTTATTGATGAATGGTTGCAAGACGATAGGCCCACCTCAGAGCAAGATTCCCCATTTTATCTCGAAACTCAAAGTCCATTCATTCACAGAACCTCAAAGGGAGACTATCGCAGAGATCCTGAGATACGTGAACGACCTTGAGCATACTCGACAATAAAATTTCAACACACACAAAAGAACACAAATAAACCAAAAGGTTTGTTTCGAGTGCGACCCCTTACGAGGGATAATCAACAACAAGGACAATCTGTATAGGTCTTTTAGTTTCTTGGAGTGCGTTGTTCATACAACAACAACAAACACTAAAAAATAAAAAGAAAGGTACATATAAATTATGTCAGACGTATTAGACCCAAATAGATTGGGACAAGCGAATAAAACTGGAGTTACTGATGCTTTGTTTCTCAAAGTATTCTCCAACGAGATTCTCGCAACATTCGAGAAGACTCAGATAATGAAGCCACTACACACTATCAGAACCATAAGTTCTGGTAAGAGTGCGACGTTTCCAACATTGGGCGTTGCAAGTAGTCTATACCATTCTCCTGGTGAAGACATTATGTCGAAGGACGATGGAAGTGGAGGTAGTAAGTATAACACTAAGTTCAATATGAATGAAGTTGTCATTAGCATTGACAAGATGTTAGTGAGTTCAACATTTATTCCAAATATTGAGGAACTTCACAACCATTTTGATGTGCGAGGACAGTTCTCGAAAGAATTGGGAATTGCTCTTGCTCAGAGATTTGACAAGGCAATTCTAAAGACTCTTGCAGCAGGTGCAGCAGCATCAGGTAAGTCAGATCAGCCAGATGGTATTCAGATTGGTTCTCAAACTCTTGACACAGGCGCAGGGCTTGTATCAGCACTAACAAAAGTAGCGCAGAAACTTGATGAAAACGACGTTCCTGATGATGGTACTCGTTTTGCTGTCCTTACTCCTGCTCAGTACTACACTCTTGTAGGACAAGACAACATCGCTATCAACAGAGACTTTGGTGGAACAGGAAACGTATCATCAGGGTCATTAACTCAGGTTGCAGGAATTAATATCTACAAGTCCAACAACTTGACTTCTGTTCTTGTTGCCGACGCTTCACAGGATCAGGATGATGACAACGCTGTCAACGATCCATTCGGTTCTGGAAACGGATACAACGCAGCACTTAACACTGTAGGATTCCTTGCAGGACACCCAAGTGGTGTAGGTACTGTCAAGCTTCTTGACCTTGCAACTGAGTCTGATTACAGCGTAGCTCATCAAGGAACACTCTTTGTCGCTAAGTATGCGATGGGACACAACGTGCTTAGACCAAGTTCTTGTGTTACTGTTTCTTAATTAGCATAAACATAAACAACTCACAGAAAGTTTGGGTGGGGGATTATTAAGTTAGTCCCCTGCCCTCTTTCTTTTAACCCTTATTATAACAACAACAGAATTTTTATGGCACTATCTACACAACTACAAGCTGTCAACACTATGTTGGGATACATTGGAGAAGCTCCTGTAAACAGCATAAGTAACACAGCAGAACTTCCTGTATCGGCTGCAAACGCTGTAAGCATCCTAGATGAAACTTCTAAGGAGGTGCAAAGCAACGGATGGCACTTTAATACAGAAAGAGAAGTGACGTTGAGTCCTAGTGCAGCAGACGGAACGATAACTCTTGCAGCAGATATTCTACAGGTTGACCACGAAGGTACTGAAGACATTGACTTGGTACAACGAGGGACTTCACTTTATGATCGCAAAGAGAAAACAGACACCTTTACAAAAGACATAAAAGTTACAGTGGTCAAAGAACTACCTTGGGATAGCCTACCAGAACAGGCGAGAAGATATATTACTTTAAGAGCTACAAGATATTTACAGTCTCGTATTGTTGGCTCTAGGGAGTTAGAAGCTCTTATCCTTAGAGATGAGTTTGCAGCAAAAGCAAACCTTGAAACATCAGACAACAGGAACGCAGACAGAACAATTTTTGATAACTACGATACTTACACAAGAGTAGGTATAAACCGAACTACATCCTTATTTTAATTTATAAATATATGGCTCTTATAAACACTTCATTAGCCAACCTTGTCCAAGGAGTTAGTCAGCAACCAGACACACTTCGTTTTGACGGACAATGTGAGGAACAGATAAATGCTTTGTCCTCAGTTACAGATGGTTTAAAGAAGCGACCAAACTCTAGGTACATAAAAAACCTTGTAAACTCTGCAATAGCTGAAGGGGCTTTTGTTCACTTTATAGATAGAGACAAGCAGGAGAAGTATGTTCTTATAATAAACAACAATACTATACAGGTCTTCAATCTGTTTACAGGAGCAAACACAGTAACAATAAATAATGCAACCACAGGGTTCACAGGTAATAACCAGTATCTAGTTAGCAGTAATCCTAGAGATGAACTAAAGGCTCTTACTGTAGGTGACACTACGTTTCTTCTTAACACAGCAAAGAACGTTAATAGAGCAGCAACTAAAAGCGGAGCTATAACTGACTCGACTACAACTAACAAAGCTCTAGTTTTTGTTAAGAAAGGGGACTACTCGACTGAGTACAGCTTGAAGATAAAGGCTAAATATTACACTAATGGTACTACAACCCCAACAGGAGCAACCCTAACAGGACAAGTAATTACATCCCCTCCTACAGCTAACTATTATAATCAACTTGAGTATGTCTATCAACAAGGAACCACTGCACCTGCTGACGGAGATGTGTTTCAAACTACTGGGGGAACTTTAAGTTCAGATACCTACGAGTTTAACGCTTCTTTTAGAACTGCTGATCAGTCTTCTGGAACTTCTTCTGAAGCTGTAAGTGCAGGAGTCATAGCAAAGAATTTAAGAGATGCTATTAACGAAGCTTTATTTGGACATTGGTCAGCTCGTCAGTCTCATCTAAGTAGCGGAAGTTTTACTGCAATTAATGCTACAACACTAACAGTAGGAGATATAAAAAGAATTGGTTCTTTAGCTAAAAGTCCAGATAACCGAGGAATGGTGCATGATGGTGGAGACTTTCCAACAGGAGGAACATTTGTAGGAAAACAAGACTCAAATTATGACCTTATTGCTGCTAGTGCAAACCAAGATGACCAAAACAAGGTATACCAACATTATGTCTTTGAAATAAGTTCTTATGATGATGTAGAGTTCGAGATATCAGCCTTTGACAGTAAGTCTGGAACAGCACTTGGAGTTGTATACAAAGAAGTAGATTCAATCTCAGATCTCCCTGCAATAGCCCCAAACAATTTTAAAGTTAAAGTACGAGGAAGTGCCGAAGACAACGAAGATGATTACTATGTAAAGTTTCAAACAGACTCAGGAGGAGATGATATAGGCAATGGAGGTTGGGTTGAAGATGTAGGCTTTGATGAGTTTACAACGCTTGATGAAACCTCATTACCAATGAAACTTGTCAACACTGCGGAGAACACTTTTGATCTAGGAGTTTCTCCTTGGAAAACCAAGCAAGTAGGAGACGCAGATACAAATCCCTTTCCTTCTTTCTTTAGTTTAACGACAGGAAACAGTGGTGATAGAAAGATATCAAACTTATTCTTCTTTAAGAATAGGCTTGGCTTCTTGTCTGAAGGCAGTGTGATAATGTCAGAAACAGGACAGTATTATAATTTCTTTAGAACCACAGTAAGAACGCTACTGGATGCAGATCCTATTGATATAAACGTAGCCAGTAAGAGAGTAACAAAACTTTCTTCTGCTGTAGGTTTCCAAGAGAACCTAATACTGTTTGGAGAAAAGGGTCAGTTTGTTCTTAGAGGAAATGATCTTTTGACACCTAAGACTGTCTCGGTAACTCCTATAACAAACTATGACAATGACACAGGAACAACTCCTCTTGAGCTAGGAAGTTACATATACTTTCCGTTTAACAGAGGAAGCTTCTCAGGTCTTCGTGAGTTTACTATAAACGCAAACACAGACAACTATGACTCTGTAGAAGTCACCTCGCATGTTCCAAGATACATACCTTCGGACATTATAGACATTGCAGGATCTACTTCTGAAAACATGATATGTCTTGTCAGTGCTTCTAACACAAGGGAAATGTTTGTTTACAAGTATTACTGGGAAGGAAACCAGAAGATTCTATCTAGTTGGAGTAAGTTCACATTTCCTTTTGAAGTAAGAGGCATGGAGTTTGTTGACAGTGATTTATATGTAGTTGCAGTCAAAAGCAGTAAGACAGAATTACTTAAGATACCAATGGAGGAGAAACTTGTAGATGATAATACTACATTTAACACCTACCTTGATATGCGTACAAACAACACATTTACAACTGGCAACGATGGAACATTAGTTCTTCCGTTTACCCCAGAAGCAGGAGATGTGATACAAGTTTACACAAGGGAACATGGAAGTACAAAAGCAGGTGCATTACTCCCCTCGACAGTTGATGGCGTAGTGGTTTCAGTTGGAAGCGATAATGCCAACATACCTGTTTGGGTAGGCATCAAGTACACCATGAGCTACACCTTTAGTGAGCAACTGTTCAAGCAGAGAGCAAATAATTCAAGAAGTCCTTCTGGTATCTCAAGACACTTTCTCAAGGGAGGTTCAGTATTCTTTGATGATACTTCTTCATTTAAGGTTGAAGTTACACCAAAAGCAAGGCAGACTTATACGAACACCTTTACAAGTAACATTGTCGGATCAACTACCATCGGAACACTACCTATCGAGTCTGGTTCGTTTTCTTTTCCAATTATGTCAGCAGTAAAAGACACTGAGATAAAACTTATAAATGACTCAGCTTTACCAAGTAATTTCCAGTCAGCCGAGTTTGAATCCTTTATTCACTCAAGAAGTAGGCGTGTTTGATCGAGTAATAGTTAGATACGAAAACATTGATGTTATAGACGCACATCCTGATCATGCCGACTATTTGGCAGATAAGCTTAGAGACATAGATAACATCGAGTGCATGGCTCTTGGAAGAAAACCCTTAGAAGCTTTGATGCTAGGGTTTGAACATGACATGGTTACTCTGACAGTAGTAGACAAAAAGAATAACCCTATTGCTATGTTTGGTATAGGGGAAGATGACGAGATGCCCTATATCTGGATGCTTGGAACAAAGGAGTTTCCTAAGATAGCCAGAAGGGATCTTATAAAGCACTCAAAGACTTGGATCAAAGAGTTACTTAAAATCACAGGAGGAGCAGCAGGTAACGTTGTTCACTGTCATAATAGACCTGCTGTCCGTTGGCTTGAGTGGCTAGGAGCAAGTTTTACCCATCAATTTACAATCAAAGGCGAACCATTTTACCAATTTATTTTAATCAACAACGAAGTTATAGACAATTATTATGTGTAGTCCATTAATTGCATCATCGATCATTGGAGCAGCAAGTACCATCTCTTCCATACAGGGACAGAGGTTTCAAGTACAAGCTCAAGAAGAATCTCAAAGATTAGCATCGATGCAGGAACGACAAAGATATCTTGCTGAAGTATCTGCAATGAGGATGCAAGAACAGCAGGAGTCTTTGGCGAGAACGCAGAGAAAAGAGCAAGCTTCTAGGAGAGCAATGGAAGCTCGATCTACTGCAACTGTATCAGCAGGAGAAGCAGGTATCAGTGGACTTAGCGTAGATGCACTTCTTGGAGACATCTCAAGACAGCAAGCAGAGTTTGAGTTCTCTTCAGATGAACAAGCAAGACTTACCAGTATTAATAGAGGCTTGGCATTAACTGAAGCAGGAATGGGCTTTAACAGAAATATGCTTCGTATAAACCAACCTATACAGCAACCAGATTACTTAGGATCATTCATGGGTGGCGCACAGACAGGTTTAAGTACCTATGGCGTTCTGGAAGACTCAGGACTGTTCGGATAACAGAAACAAAAATTTAAAGAAAAAGCATGGCAACAAGAAAAAGAGTACAATCAGACCCTAATTTACCTGTAGTCCCCTTAACACCTTCAATACAGGCACAAGGAGGAACCTTTTCAACAGTAGTACCAGACGTTCCTAAAACAAACTCTGCAATGCGACTGACAGCAGCCATAAATCAAATACCTGGTTTAACTGGTCAGCTTTCTAACATAAATGAAAAAAGAGGAGCCAAAGCTGCTGAACAACTAACAGCACAAGAACTTGATGATATAATGTCAGGTAAGGTTCCTGCTCCAGATGGAGGAATTACTGGAGGACTTGGTTTTAGAAAAGGGTTTGCTGTAGCTCATGCAAAGAGGTGGTGGGAAACTGTAGGAATAAAAGAGTATAGTCAACTGGAGAGTGAATTAGATGCAGAAGTAGATAATCTAATAAGAGAGGGCCACGACATAACTTATGCAAGAAGTGTTATCCAACAAAAAATAAATGATAAAAGAGAAACTGTAGAAGAATACTTCGCAGACAAACCTCTTGCTAAAGGAATAAATAATTTAATACATCCTCAAGTAGCTGACAAACTAGAGATAGGGTTACTAAAAGGATACCAAAAAAAGGCAGAACAATTTCAAGTAGCTTATCAACTAGAAAAGATTAGTGAAGACTTCGGTAAACATGCTTCTGGTTTATCTGGAATGTCTTTGAAAGCTTTTACAAAAAGTATATCTACAAGACTTGATAACATACCTTCTTTAACAAACTCAAAAAAGAAAACTATTCTTAGAAATGGAATAAAGGATCTTGCACAGCTAGAACTAAACAACAGGAACTATGGAAAAGTTGCTGAGATAATGAATGAAGCTTCTACTTTGCCTATGTTTGGTGACTTGGAATCTAAACTAATGTTTTCTGATATAGCAAAAACAGTTAGAGCAGGAGAAGAGCAAAGAGCTAACGTAAGTATACCTCGTGCTAAGAGTCAGTATATAGGAGCTTATAGAATTTTATCAGATAAGATTTACCAATTAATTAATTCTCAAGATAATATTACAACAGAACAGGTTGCTGAAGAACTTAAAATGCCTGTTAAAAACTTAGTCAAAACACTTTACAGTGAACACTCAGAAGACAATAGGGTTACTGAAGAGTTTTTTATAATCGACACTATAAAAAATAGCGTACAAAAGAAAGACCAAACAGTTTTAAACGCTCTCGAACAATCTATAAGAGAACGAGTTCAATCAGGTGACCAAGACAGTATATCTAATCAAATACTTAATGAGGCAGCGACAGACATAACTAGATTTAATGCAGAGCTACTACAGTTGACACCTTCACAAAGATTAGGAGTTATTACAGACTTGGCACTAGAAGACCTTCATGGACAAATCATAGAGAGTGAAGAAGGTAATTATGGAGAGAACGCTAGAGAGTTTTTTAGAAACAATCCAAGTGCTAATGAGAAATCATATATGTTTGCTAAAGGTCTTAGTGGCTTTAATCCTACTGAAGAAGTGCGCAATGCTCGCATGCTACAGCAAAAAGTAAACAACCTTAAAAAGACTCAAGAGTACAGAGCAGTCATTTCTGATATGAGTACAATACTGGACTCAATAGAAATTGATATTCCAACTTATGAAGAAGATTTACAGAAAGCCCTTAACACTCCTGGGGGTATGATAGATCTAGATTCTTTTAAACGCTTAACAGCTTCGTCAATTATGCAGGAACTAGACGATAAAATTGATAGAGGAATTATTAAAGATAGAAAAGATATTGAAGAGGAATCAAATAGATTAATTAATCTTAGGAAAAAAGAGTATGAGATAGATCTTAAAAGTAAGAAGAATTATTTTGATGCAATGGAAACTCGCAAAGCAAACGCTAATAGAGGAGGCATGTCTGAGTACGTAGCTAAATACTCTCAAGATGAAGATGCGTATATAGAAAACTTTCTAGCTGATAGTTTTGGTTGGAAAATATTTGGCACAGGAAGTAAAACAATTCCAGAATGGGAGAAGTTTGAAGCACTGTCAGAGGATAACTTGGATTTTGCTTTTGGTCTAAAAGGGGCTGAACTGAGACTAACTCCTGATGTCCTTAGAGAAAACATAAAAGATTCTTTTGAGAACCCAGTAGAAGCAAAAGGACAAGGTGGGAGTACTACCTTTGATGCTTTTGAAACAATGGTAAGAACTTATGGTTTACCTGCTTGGGACATTGTTAATGTTAGAAAATACTTAGAAAGAATAGACGCAGACTGGACAGAAATAAGCCTATTTGAAAGTAAAGATAAAATAGATGAGGTAGCAAATCAGTTTCAATTAGTTTTAGAAAAGTTTGATAAAAATCCTTTACAGGAAGGGTTTACAAGAACTGAAAAGCAACTGGCTGATCTAGCAGTATTTTTTGGTCTTTACCCAGACTCAGACCCAAAAAGAGCAAAAGATGTTATCGACGCATTTAAAGATGAACAGAAAAGACTTTTTGATAAACAATATAGATTCTAATAAAAATTATGGCTGAAGAACTCAGTGAGTTTCAAAAAACAATTAACAGACTTAGAGAAGAAGAGGAAAAGTGGGAAGCACAACAAAATGCTGCTGTATATAAATCTTTAGACCCTTCTCTTAACCTAGAAGTTATAAGAGCAACTAACGATATCTTTGATAGAGAAAGAGAACTAAATAAGATAGGGGAAGAAGCAAATATCTACGGAGAGTTAGCAGGAATTTTTGCTGAAGTAGGTTTGGTTCTAGAAGGATCTAGAAAAAACCTTAAATCTGCACCTTTGATTACAAAGGCTGTTAAAGGAGTAAAAGGTTTAAGAACTGCATCTAGAGTGTCTTTGTTAAGTCCCGAACCTGTATCAAAGTTTGGCACAATACCTACATGGTTAATGTCTGAAGCACTTGTTGCAATGGGGGCTAATGCAGCAGGACAATGGGTAAGATCAACATTTAGTAATCACAACTTTTCTTTGGGAGAGTTAGGAGCATCTACTCTTTTTGGAATGGGTGCTGCACCTGTTATCACAAAAGCTGAAACTACTTTATCTGCTATAGGTAAATCAGCAGCACAAAAGAAAGCAATTAAAATAACTGGAATGACTCTAGATGAGATGGGTGTACTTAGTAGCAAGAAGCTTTCTAAAAAACTAGCAGAAAGATATGGAGTACCTTTTGTAACTGGTGCTGCCTTTGCAATGGGAGAAACTGCTTTTAGAGAGAGCTTGGAAATAGCTTTAAACGAAAGAGAAAACAGAAGCACATGGAATTATTTAATACTAACAGGTGCTATTGGTGGTAGTGCAAATGGATTTTTTAAAGCTCTTGGAGCAACAACTTGGGGAAGAAACCAAGCAGCAGGTGCAGCAGATGATGCCCTTAACAAGATGAAAGAAAAACTTGTTACTGCACAAAAACAAATAGATGAAATTAATAAAATACCAGAACCAGATAGATTCCAAGCAAGAGAACAATTAAAATACAGTAAGATAAGAGCAGCAAAGGAACTTGAAGATCTCAAAGGTTCTATTGCATTTCTTGAACAAACAGCAGAAAATTTAAAGGCTAACAATAAATACATGTCAGCAATAGAGGAAGCTCCTGCTGTAAATGTAAAACAAATCAAAGAAGCTGTACCAGAAGACAGAACTCCTACTCCACGAGATAAATCAAAGTATGGAGATGAAATAGATAAAATTATTAGAGACGCTCAAGAAGATGTGGCAGCAAGAGCAGCAAAAATAGAAGAGCAGGATTGGAAAGAAGGAGTTGCTACTTTAACTGAAACAGATGTTAGCATATCAACAAGAGCTAGAGATATAGATGCTTTACTACAAGATGACATAAGTGAAAGCATTGGTGCGTATTCTAAAAAGCTTACTGATGGAACAATAGATGCAGAAGAAGGTGCAAAGCTTTTAAAATTAATAGATGATAAAATAGAACTAGA